CCGGCCGCAATAAGGGCCGCGGTGATTCCGACGGGCATATTCACCCCCTATAGGTAAAAGACTTCAACCGCGACGCCCCAATTTACAATGCCGACGCGATCCACGCGAGAATGAGCCGCGAGCCCGAACGACAAGCGCGTTCCGAGCGACGTCGACCGGATTATCGTCCCCTGCTTCGCTCCATAGCCGCCACCTTGAACGAACGTCTCCGACACCCCGTTCGGATACGCGTTCACGATCGGATAATTCTGATTCCGCGTTTCTTGTGCATACTGTCTATAGGCCGTGTACGCGGTCGACAGTTGCGATATCCACGGCGCAACGAAGACGGCTCGACTCGCTTCCGCGACTTGATAGCTTGCAGTCGAGTTGTCGTTTCCACATTCCAGCTCGAACCAGTAATGAAAGATAAGCGTCCCGGATCTTCGGATATCCAGCGTGAACGACGTGTTCGGAATGTGATGAAATGTCGTCGCGTCGGGTTGCCCGTTCCCCGTCAAGAACTTTGTCGCGAACGTCATCCGGATATTCGCGCTTCCGGCCCATTGTCCGCCCTGATGACCGGATACGCCGTGCTGTACACCGGAGAACGGTTCGAAGTCGGGCGGTTGAATGTGCCGACGTTGAATCCAGGTAGACGACTCGAAGTCCGTCGCGCTGATTCCTTCGTGAAGATAGACGCGAAGCGCTTCGAAGTTCCCTTCGGCCGCGGCCGCGGTTAGCGTCGTCCCGTCGACGAAGGTGTTCGGCTTGACGTAGGCCATTATTCCCGCCTCATAAGCACGGCTTGAAGGCTTCCACCGTTGTAATCGAGTCGGGCGTTCGTCGATACCGCGTCGTCCCGTACAAGGTAGTTTACTCCGCCCGTATTGAAGCTATGGCACACGCCGGTAAAGACGACGCGGACACCGAAGACCGTCGTCGACGTGACGCTTCGGAGATAGTGCCAGGCGCCCGCGACCGACGTCCATCCGACGTCAACCGTCAAGCGAGAGTTGAACTCGCCTTCGACCGGAGCGGCCGCGGTTTCAAGGAAAGCGGGGACGACCGACGTCGATCCGCAGTCCGCGAGCGCGTTCCCCTTGTACGCTCCGACGGTCGTGTTGAAGTCGCCTTGACCAGGTACGTCGACGAAGTTCGCGAGCGCGTTCGACGTGACGTCCCACTGCAACCAGAACGGCCAACACTCGACGCCGGTCGCGACGTCGATCGATCCGCCTCCGAGCTGCGCGAAGGTATAGCTTCCGAGCGCTCCGACGGCCGTCCACGGTCGCGACGTGACGTAATACGGGCGCACGGACAAGTCCCAATAGACGCGGAGGATATTCGTCGTGTCAATCGTCCAACCGGACGCCCCGAACGACAAGACGGTCGGTGTCGCTCCGCTATCGCTCACGATATGCGGCGTCGCGGGCGTTCCCGTTTGCCCGGAGACGGTATTGCTCGCGGTATGCTTCCAATCGTTGTAGCCGATGATTGTGTCGGCCGACCGTTGAAGGAAGACGCCCGTTTGAAAGTGTCCAAGATCAAACGCGGCGTCGCGGACGTTGAAGCGGTTAAGCGCGCCCGCTTGCGAGTAATCGTCGAAGCGGTCGTTCAAGTCGGTCGCGTCGACCTGGTCCCCGTCGACAATGCGTCCGCGAATAATTCGACTCATCGGAATCTCCCGACCGCGAAGTATCGCGAGCTATATATGTGAGCTTGAAGCAGGTTATCGCCCGACGGTAAAGACCACGCACAATCCTCCGACGGCTCCGTAAGTCGGAACTGAAGGTCGACGGATAGATCACCGGGCGCGAAGATGCTGGTCCCGAAGAGCCGACTATGCTCATGATACGCCGTCCCGCGACGCTCCGCGAGCGTGACGCCGTTCACAAGAATCCGAAGTCTCATGTACGCAGGCGAGCCGGGGAAGCCGTCGTTCGCGCCGCGGGCGAAGATATTCGAGACATACGCGTTGCAGCTCCACTCGAAGAAGAGCGATCCGCCGCCGAAGTTCGACAAGGTGATTGTCGAGCCGACGTTCGTCCATCCGCCCGCGTGAACCTGAAACGTCGACGCGATCCACATATTCGACGCGACCGACGTATCCGCGTCCGCGTCTTGCTGACCGTCGGACGCGGCCGGGTATTGATCGTCGGCATAGGTGCGGAGGATTGCACCTGGTTCAAGACGCGCTTCGTCGACGAAGCTCGCGGGAATCTGGTCGCGGTCGATCGTTGTAATCGACGACTGCTGAGCGCGGAACTCGTCGTTGAAGCCGTCGGGCGACACCGTGTTTCCGGAGCGTGCGTCGCGGTGCGTCCACTTCTTCATGCCCGAACCCCTGCAACGACGCGCGTTCCCTTCGAGGTGTATTCGTATTCGAAGCCGACAAGAACGAGGTCGTCCGTCGTGAACAGCTCGAAGCAGAACCACGCGGCAGACTGATGAGCGACGGAGTATCGGAGCGGGACAAGTCGAGCGTCGCGATATGTCGCGCTTCCGAGCGTCGCGCTATCAAGCGTCGCGAGCTCGCCCGCGTCCGGCGGTTGTGCCTTGTAAGTTCGTTCGATAACCGGCGTTAGCGAGAAGTCCTTGTAATGACGCATGGTTATCCCGGCGTCGCCCGTCGTCAGAATCCAGATTGTGACATACGATACTTGTTTCTGAATCTGAGGATCACCGGCCGCGAACCACGCGCTTCGATAGATCGACGTCGCGGGCGCGTCGTATTCGAGCGTCGGAGCGGGACCGGTCGACAACGTCGAACCGAGCGCCCGTTTCCCGCTGATTACGAAGAGTCCGCGTTGAGACTCCGCGTTTCCGGACTCGTCTCCGGTATGGTGTCCGAAGACGACCGTCCCGTCGTATAGCGTCGCGGCCGCTCCGACCGGGAATCCGAGCCGCGTCGACCAGGGCGACACCGACTCGACGAGCGGTATCCGGTCAAGGTGGAGAACAAGCGCTTCGTCGGAGCGGTCGTTTCCGTCGACGGGAACGTATAGCTGATATTCCCGGTGCTTCTCCGTATAGATCCCGATCGCGCGCGGATGACAGTCCGGAGTAATCCGTTCGATGAAGCCGTCTTGAAGCGTCGTCAGCGGGACGACGTCGTTCACCGCTCCACCGACGACACCGCCCGTAATCGCGTACACGCCGTCGGACGCGAGAAAGACGACACCGACGCCGGGAATCGCTTGCACACTCCGCGGAGCTCGACAGGACACCGACGACGATATCGTCGTGACGGTGAAGCCCGACGTGTAATCGCCCTGAACGACGTCTATTCCGTTCTCGCGGAAGACAAGAAGGGTCGTGTAGTTTCCGAAGAGCGCGGTGATTCCTCCACCCTGCGAAGATAGTTCGATATACGCGTCAGAACCGAACTGTTCAATAAGACCGGGCGCGGAGTAAAACAGCGTCCGCGGCTCATCCGATCCACCGTCAAGGAACAAGCAACCGTTGAACATCGCGGAGAAGCGCGCCCGCGGTGATGGTAGCGGTCCCGTCGCGATATCGGGCGCGGATTGTCCGAGCGCGGCCGTAAGCGTCGCGTCGAAGAAGGTCGTCTCGACGTTGTTCCGGACCAGGTCGATGAAATACAAGGTCGTATCGCCCGCGTCGACCGCTCCCGCGGCGTAGTTCGACGTCCGATAGAGCTTCCGCGCGACCGTCCCGTCGGGACCAGTCGGAAGGTCTAACGTCACCGCATGACGGAAGCCGAACGCATCTTCTTCGAGTGCCCATCCGACCGACGCGAGCGTCGACGACGGCCCTTCCGAGCCGGTATTGCTGACATACGACACGGCGTAGCCGAACAACGCGGGCTTGTCTCCGTCGGAGCCCGATAGATTGTTTGCGAAACCGAGCCCGTATTGCCCGCCGTCGGGAATCGCGAGCGCCTGTTGTGGACACCATAGCGTAGTTCTTCCAGCTCCACCGGCCGCGGGCGGAGCGTACGTCGGGGGAGGGCCGCCCGTAAGCGGCGGGTATGGTTTAACCAGGTGCGGAGTCGGAGCGGCCGCGGGCGCGTCGAAGCCGAACGGACGGATGCACTGGGCGATCGTCGACGTTGCTTCCGCGGTCGTTCCGAGCGGCCAGGGACGGACAATCACCGGCCGCTCTGATCCGTTCGTGATCACCGTCCCGTGCGGCGTGTCGGTGTACCACGAAGACGACTCCGTCGGAGCGGGGATCGTCCGGCCGGTCGCGAGCGTCCGAAGAACAAGCGTTCCCGCGGCTTGATAGAGAAGGTGAAGGTTCCCGTCTTCTTCGAATAGGATGAAGTCGCGAGCTCCGCCCGCGAGCGACCGTCCGACATGAAGCGAAGACACTGGTCCGCAGTTCGTGAACGGTGTCCAGTCCGACGCGTCGACGCGGAACGGCTCGTATCCGATACGCGAGCTCCATCCGCCCGTCGTCCTGTCGAGTGTCCAGTTCTGAACCTGTCCGCCGTTGTCGGGTGTCTGCGGAAGTCGCGTCTCGAACCCGCCCGCAAGCGTCGCTTGATAGACTTGCTGTTTCATGGCGTGAACGTCAGCTTCCCGAACGGATTCCGGACATAGCGATACCCGGCCGTCGGTGTTCCCTTGATGATTCGTCGCGGAACGGCTTTAAGATACCGTTGTTCCATCCCCTTATATAGAAGGTCTTTCTTCCGAGCGTATACAGCCGACAACGCCGGGTTGTCGACTTTGAGCGTTAGATTCTCTAACGCTGCATATGCGATAATCTGCGAATACGCCGCGGGAACAAGGGGCGCGTCTTGATCTTCTTGCAGTCGGGCGGGATGAAGAACCATCCGAACATTGACGTCCTGATCCGCGGAGGGATGAGGGTACAACTGGAACGATTGATACCCGGCCGATTGATTGTACTGATACCGAATCGCGGTAGACTGGAACGCTTGTCCGGCTAACGTGTTCAGTGACAAGTCCGGTTTAAGAATCACGCCAT